TTTATTTGATCATATAAATCACATTCGTGAGGTAAAGAAAAAAGACTATTATAAATGTTTATCGGAAGAAGAAAAGAAGTCTTTTAACAAATATATGATAATCAGATTTCTTAGTATGGATGATGATATCATAGAAGATATATCATTTGTTTCAAAGTATTTTCAAAATATACCAGATGAACAATTTTATCAAGTATTAATCGATTTGGTGCCAAAAGGAAGAAAGTTCTGTAAGTATATTAAAAATAGCACCGAAGGTATCAATGAAACAATTTTAGATTGTATTTGTAAAAAATATAAAATTGGAAAGAGTGACGCTATAGATTACTATAACATATATACATCAAGTGATGTTAATTTAAAAGAATTGTGTGAACTAATACAAGGATTTGGATATAGTGAGAAAGAAGTAGAAAAGTTATTTAAATAATATGAAAATTATAGGTGTATCTGGCTTTGCTCGTAGTGGTAAAGATTTGTTTGCTAAAGTTGCTCAAAACGTTTTGGAAAAACGTGGACTCAAAGTTGAAAAGTACGCATTAGCATATGAGTTAAAAAACGATCTAAAAGACCTTGTTAAGAATAAGGTTGGAGTTGATGTTTTTACAGAGAACACCGAAGAAAAGAATATTATTAGACCGTTATTAGTTGCTTACGGCGACGTAATGCGAAAAGTATCAATGGGTAAATATTGGACTAACAAGATTGAACAAAAGATCAAACAGTCTGATGTTGATATAATTTTTATTACAGATATCAGATACGATGTATATGCAGAGGATGAATGTACTTGGTTGCAAAATATACAAGGTGGTAAGTTAGTACATATTACAAAGTTTAAACAAGAACCGGTGCCTTCAGGTAGACGATTCAGTAAGAACAAAATTGTTAAGATTTATAATGCTGCAGCAAATGACCACGAAATGTTAAATGATCCAAAAGTAAAATCAAAAGCTGACTGTGCTTTTGAATGGGAGGATTATAGTGATAAGTTAAACGGATGTCTACTAGACGATCATCCATATATTACAACAAAAGTTATTGAATCGTTAACGATTATTAACGCAATTTAAGTTTTGTAATTAAATTGTGACCATTATGATAGAATATAATTTCTTCATCTGTGGTCTTTGTACGAAAATAGTCAATCAATGACGGTACAACTGTGTTGACTAAATTAACATAGATTTTATCACACTCGTCGTGTTTTATTGATTTTCTTTGCTTCTGACACGAACAGATCTTATCAAACGTCTGTATACAATTTGTTAGTGTAACAAATGCGCCGATATTATCTTTTGATACAAAATTATTAAATGCTACATAACTTCCTATAATCATAATAATTTATTTATTAATAAATACAACAACAAACTACAAATGTAGTTAACTGGCATAATCATAACTATATAATGAAGTGGATAATTCAATGTATATAATAACGCAACAATGCTAAATAAAGTTGTCCAAAAACATAAACAAATAACACAGCTTAATAATTTGGTAACATAGCCAGGATACTCTGAATATAAAAAGTTTGGATACGTACTTATCGGATCAACATTACTTTTATACAATTGATATTCGTCCAATTTAAATAAACGTCGGGTATTTGTTAATTTAGCAATTGTTTGTACTATATCGCTATTTAACCAAATAACCATAATAAATGTTATTCCAAATATAATTGATATGTTATAGTCTGTTAAGTTCATTTTATAAGATCGTAAATGTAGTTACCTAAAATTTGGAAAAATGTATTGTATATAAATATAAATGATATTATTATGAATAATTCAACTCCATCTAATTTGCCATTCTGATTAATATCAAAATATTTTAAAAATAAATTTTTCCAAAGATTAAGTATTTTTTTCATAACAATTTTTTATTATACCATTCGTTTTTTATTTCGATCAATTGTTTGCTATAAGTATTTAACTTATTAATTCTAAGTTTAAATATATCATATTCAAGTGTTCCTAACTGACCACTGTCTTCTAACATTAATTGAATCATATTAAAGAATTCAAAGCTATTATTTGATATTTTAGTTGCATCAAATTCTATAATAATATCGTTTAACTTTTGATCTTCATATCTCTTCAATTTCTTGGTTAGATTAAACTTTGTATTTTTTTGTTCAACGTTAATGTAACGATCATATGGCACATCTGTGTAGATTGTGTCACACCAAGGTTCCAACAGTGCTAATTTATATTCATCACAGTTAATTACGACAAAACCTACATCGTAACGGTTAGGTACAATTGGTTTCATAATATCATTATGTTTAACAAAATGTCCCCATTTACGAATGAAGTTTCTGGCACTTCGGTTGTTTTGAGACAACCATTCGTCGCTTTCTTTTCCAACTGTAGTCAGTGTAGGATTGTATCTACTACCTCTACACGTCATATGATATACACAACCGTCCCACGTTTGTATAAATTTATATCCATTTAACAAAAATCTGTTAAATATATCACTGTCTTCTTTGCTTTGTGGTGCATATAGATCATCGTGACCACCAATAGATTGGAAATCACTCTTATAAATAGCCCATGGCGCAAAGATTCCTTCTGTGGTTTTATCTTTTCTTGTAAAACGGGTATCATTGAACCATTTCAATAAACCATCTTCATTAAACTCTTCTGGCTCTGTGCCAAAGGCTTGTACAATTTTTTCTGGTCCTGGAGGATGTAGAGGCGGTTCAATGCGGGTAAGACTAACAATTGTACCTGGTTGAATATACTTTTCGATGTAATCGATTGTTTTTGGGCAGAGATACATATCACAGTGCCATATCATAAAAACATCGGTATCAACTAATTCATTTACTATTCTGTCATATAGAATTGTGTGTCCTAATCTGACCGGCCCTTCATTTACAATATATTTAAATTTATCATCATTGCGTGCTAATTCTTCATAATATTCAACGGTGCCATCTTTACAAGCATCTGCCGCTGAACAAATATATATTTCATGATTGCCTTGATTCTTTCTTATGGAATCATAAGACCATTTAAAATATTTTAAATTATCTCTATTAGGTACAACTAAGCTTATTTTCATATTAATTAATGTTTTCTAAAATTGAATCTATGTTTTTATTATTTCCGGTTATTCTGATTAACTTGTAACCAAGTTCTTGTGCAATATTGTCTTTTAATCTATCATTTTTAAAATTGTTTATTTGTAAATCATTTTCACATTCTTCTAATGAGTTTTTGTGCCAATAATCTCCGTCATATTCGATCAATATGTTATAACTAGGTAGATAAAAATCATAATATTTTTTTATATTTAACCATTCGATTGGATATTCATGTATCGACTGTATGTTTCTTTTTTTTAAAAAATCCATTATATATTTTTCCGGTTTAGTCATACCACCATTAGATATTTTCATTTTACTATAAAATTTATCTACTAAATATGGATGTTCTTCTCCATATTTATCTTTAAACGACATCCACTTTTTTAACAAAAGTTTTGGACTTTTTGATGGATTATCTACTCCATATGTTTTCAACATCGTTTGTTTATATTTTTCTCGCACTTCAATTGATTGGAATACGTTTTTTGTGCCGTATTTTAATAAAGACGATTGTTGTTTAGATTCTTTTACAGACTCCAATTTTGAATTATGAGTTACACCGTATTTTTTCAACATTGTTTTTTTGTAACTTTTTCTGCTTTCTACCGATTTACATTTATTTTTCTCTCCTATCGATTTATTTCTTTCGGTAGATTTCCACATACATTTATATCCACAGTATTTTTGTGAAATTCTTTTTGTTTCAAACAACAATTCACAAGTTAAACATTTTTTATGCATAATATATCACGTGGCCACGTGATATATTGCAATTTATTTCTGATTGGTTGTATAAAACTAATTTTCATAAAAATAACTATCTAAAACCGAATCGGATCACATATAATATTTTTGAACATTTTTAATTAAAGAGTCATCTGTTATGGACAATTCAATCTCACCACCATTGAGTTTTTTATACCAACTATTCGGGCTTGTAAAATATCCAGGTAACATTTCCTTTCCCTTTTTAATCAAATTTAGATTCATTTTTGCAAAATACCCCGGAAGATAACTACTTCCACCTTGAACGGTTATGAATTTATCGCACAAAGAAAAAACTTTACACTGAAACATATTGAATGAGAAATATGGATACATACTCATCAAGTCTTGAAATGTATATACATTATTATAACTCTTACATAAATCATAATCCGTGACTTTTCCACTTTTGTCGAGAATATGAAACTGTCCAGAAAGTTCGTTTTGATCGCCCACACACATATTCAGCGTGGGTCGTCTATATATAACCGTATATTTTTTTGATAACATATCAAGTAGTATGGATAATGTTTCAAAATTAATATAATTAATTGGATCCTTTCCCCATTCAACGTTATATTTGTTGCTTATGATTACGACTTCCTTACTAAATTCAATTTCATTATTTTTACTATAGTGTTCTTTTAACGGCGGTGGAGCCCAATATTTATAACAAAAGTTTTCTATATCATGTTCATAAAAATTTGGCAAATTTTTGTTTCCAGCTGCAATTCTGTCTATTGTACGATGTGTATTTACTTCACGGTGATGTGGACTAAAATAATAAAAGCAATTGGTGTCCGGACAAGTAGTGGTAGATTTTAATGAATTCTGAGTATATAGCCAATACGCATATGGTAAACACATCATCATTTCAGGGCCAAATTCACCAAAGTAAGCTAAATCTTTACAGTCGTTCATAATTCATTACATTATTTTTTTAAAACTATCTATTCCACATCACTTATATAAAACAAGATTCGAATTTTTGCATAGCTTGTCCTATAATTTGGTGCATATCATAATACTGATAACACGATAATCTTCCGCCTAAAATATAATTAGGATATTCTTTTGTGGTTATATTTTTATAATTGACATATAATTCGTTATTTTTTGCGTCGTTTATTGGATAATATTTTTCACCGCCTCTACTCCATTTTTTTGGATATTCACGGGTTATTATGGTTTTATTCTTTGGTATCGTACTTGTATCGAAGTGTTTATGTTCAACGATACGTGTATATGGTACTGATATATCTGTATAATTTATTATAGCATTACCCTGATAATCATCAATATCTAATATCGATTCTTCAAACGACAAACTTCTATACTCAAGTTCCCCGTTTGAATAATTGAATAATTCATCTAAAGCACCTGTATATATTACTTTTTTTGATTGTTTGCTCCAATATTCAATGTCTTTCAAAAAATCAACATTTTTTTCTATAGGTATATTTACTACCATATTTTCAATCATTTTTGTATAACCGCCGATTGGTATACCTTGATAAGGATCGTTAAAATAATTGTCATCGTATGTTAATCTTATTGGAAGTCTTTTAATTATAAAAGAAGGCAATTCTGAAGGATTTTTACCCCATTGTTTTTTAGTATATCCGTATATAAATGTATGATATATTTCTTCACCAACTTGACTTAATATCCATTCTTCTAAGTTGTTTGGCGATTCGATTTGAACTTTAACTTCGTTGATCTTTTTTTGTGCTTCTTCAGGAGATGTACATCCCCATAATTGATACAACGAAAACAAATTTATAGGAAATGAATAAACTTTCCCTTTATAAATTACTTTGGGTCTATTAACAAAATTATTAAATGTTGCAAATTTATTTACAAAATCCCAAATTTTTTTATTCGAAGTGTGGAATATATGTGGTCCAAATTTATGTACATTTATTCCGTGAATATTTTCGGTAAAACAATTTCCTCCTATATTTGATTTCTTCTCTAATATAAGACACGATTTACCCGATTGATTTGCTAAATGTGCGAATGTTGCGGAGAAAAGACCAGCACCTACTAATAAAAAATCATATTTCATTTATATATTTAACGCAATCTACTAATTTAGTATAATTGTTCACATGTAGTATATCAGCATTATTTAATTTTGTATACCAATTAAAACTGTTAAATTTTGTTTCCATACAATCATCCGCATATATTATATTTGTTCCACCGAATAAGCTTGAAAATATCGACGTACCACCTTGAACTGATATATATTTTTCACAATTAGCTTTTAACATACACTGAAAAGTATTGAAACTTAACATATTTTTATAACCTAAGTATAACTCATTAATATCAATTATATTTGGATTGTTTAATTGTTTAATTAAATTGTGATCTTGAAACTTTTCATCTATTAAATTTTGATCTTCTACAATATTATTTTTTAAAGCTCTATTATATACAATAGTAAATTTGCTAGATAGTATATCAAATATTTCTTTTAATATCTCAATGTTGAGATATCGATTTTCATTTCTTCCTGTACTATAATATTTGTTAGAAATCATTATTAAAGGTTTATCAAATACAAATAAATTATTTTTATAAATTTCTTTATATGGCGGCATAATAAACTTTGTAGTATCTAAATTAGATTTATGTATTGTTTTATTTGGATTTCCTTGTAGATTATTTCCACCGTAATCACTATTATACAGATAACCTCGTCTAGAATCAAATTTTTCTTCATGTAATTTACTAAAATAATAAAAACACTTTGTATCTTTAGATGATACTGTCGATCCTAACATATTATTTGTGTGCAACCAATAAGCATAAGGCACAGATAGTATCATTTCATATCCAAACTCACCTACGAATGATAAATTAATTTTTTGCATATAATTTATTAAATGTGGTTTCCATCCAATACATAGTTTTGGAATTATCGCCGTTATTTGGTATAGCGTTAAAATGAAATATATAACCCATATCCAAGTATGGCATATTTTCATTTAACGCTTCTCTACGATGCAAGTCTTGCATATTATATTCATATGGCAAGAATTTCATATCGATGTTTTCAATCTGACACATAAAGTTTAATACTGGTTGATCGGTACCTGTAAAAAATGTTTCTTGCATTTTTATTAAATTGTCTTTATTTGCAAAATAAAAGCCTTTAACTTTGTTGAAAAAATCTTTGTGATTTTTATTTAAAATTAATACACCGGAGTTAAAGTACTTAGTTACATCAAATTCATAATTACTGAAGATGTGTTTTTTATAATTTTCAACACTTCTAAATAACCAATCGTAAGATCCTATATTATTGACTACACAAAATTTGTCTTCTGCAATATCAAAGAGATTGGGTGCATTTGGATGAACAATAGTATCAGCATCCACGATTAAAATTTTATCTACCTCAATGTTTGATTGTTCTAACAAATCAAAGATAAAGACTTTATGCCAATTGGGTCGTAAGTCTTCATATGGAAGAATTGGTTCTTCTAATACAACCAATTTAGCATTATGCTTGTTACAATATCGTCTCCAAGATTCAACTCCAAATTTATATGGAACTGTTCTACCGGGTTTTTTATCGGTAGCAATGTTAATTATATAGACTACATTCATACGTAAAGATGTTTTGTTTGATCCCAAATGTTTAACATTAATGAACTTCTTTCTTCTATAGAACAACCTGTGAAATGCCAGATATAAGAGTATTTTATGAAAAAAGGCGTTTCGTCTTCTTTCAATTGCCAGTTATGTTGTAACCAGTCGTTTTTAATTAACCGCATTGTATTGAATCTAAAATCAAGGTATTTTTTATTAATATTTTCTTTTTTAAGATATAAATTTAATATCGTTTGTTCTTTTCCTGTGTGTGGAACGTTCCAATTATCAAATGTAGATTTATTTCTTGTATAAAAATCTTTGAGTTTATTGAAAAATTCTTTATGTGATTTATTGAAGAATAAAACGCCGCCATTGATATATTCTGATAATTTAATTTCCACATCTTTTAACTCGGAAAAACTAGATTTGAATGCTCTTAGACTATTATCTATCCAGAATAAATTTTCATTTTCTAATACTCCACAAAATTCATCTTCATACAAATCGAAGAAATTTGGTGCATTCCAATGTACCAATGTATCAAAATCTACCAATGCTATTTTGTCATATTTGTCACCTATAAAGTCGAAAACGAACTCTTTGTGCCATACGCAGAATTTTACATCTGGTAATTTTTTATCTATGACAATAAAATCAATATTGTTTTTTTTGCAATAAGATTGCCAGCACTGTTTTGATACATTGAAATATTTCTGATGATCAAACTTAGACCCTTCATCTTGAATTGCTACCATTACTATACAATTTTTATTCATTCAATTTCAACATTTTTTCATTGCTTGTAATTGCTGCTTTTAGCACAGACAGATCCATACCAACTTTATCGCCTAATTTTACAAGAGCTTTAGTATCTTTTGGAAAACATTTTCCGCCAAATCCACGTTCACCTGTGAACACAGCTGTATGAGATTTTGTTGTGCGGGGATCCAATAACCACATATCTCTAACTTCGTAATAATTTGTACCTAGTTTTTCACATAAATCGTACATTTCATTACAAAAAGCAACTTTCAAAGCTAAATGAGTATTTACCATATACTTTGTTAATTCCGCGTTTATTGGATCGGTAACTCTATAGGTTTTGCTTGGACCAGTAATTGGTGTATAAATTTCAATGATTTTATAACAAAGTTCTTTTTTACCACCGAAAATGAAGAAAGGTGTTTGTTTAACGTCATTTGTGAAAGATTCAGGAGTCCAGTGTTTGGATTCACCGGCAAATTCAGGACTAAACACAATATTCTTTTTAAATTTCTCAATCAATCTATCAGTGGTACCAACCTCAACTGTTGATTTTAAAAGAATCAGAGGAGTTTGAATCCAGCTTATACTTTCTTCAACAATTGTTGTATTACAACTACCGTCTTCATTTTCTGGCGTAGGAACGCAAACTACTGCTAAATCACACTTATTGATGTCCTCTTTAGTGTTTGATAAATCATATGCTGGATCATATATAAAAACCTCGTAGTGATTCTTAAAAAAATTGTAGAATGCTTTACCCACATATCCATTACCAACAATTCCTATCTTAGTTTTTAATTTGCTCATAAATTCTATTCCAATCACTCAACCATTTTTCTTCTGTATAATATATTTGATATAAATCCTTAGATGATGTTGAACAGTGATTATAAAAAGATTTATCGTCTCTCAATTTAATTGCCAATTCGTTTGCTTTTTCAATGTCACCTATATTAACACTCAAGTCAGGATGTAAAGTTTCTTGTGTATCTAATCCTTTATATCCGATACAAGGTATACCCAGATAAGCACAATTAAGAGCGAATGTACCCGCCGCATGCGTACGCATTAAGTGTACGCCCACATTAAAATTGGCAAGTGTTTTAATCCACTCATTCCACATCATATATGGTAGATGATGTAAGCTAGGAAATTGTTCTTCATTTTCTATTTTACGACCCATACTGGGAATGAAAGTTGGTTTATTGAAGTTTTGTGATACAAAGTAACTGTCTACGCCACCATACCAACTACAAAAATTACCGCCTATAATAGGCATACCATTATTTTCACGGGGTACATTTTTAACTGTATCTTCTATCATTAACGATTGAAGATTGAACGTTGGCATTTTAAATATACCCTTGAAGTAGGAAATATCACTCTTATTATGAGTTAACAGAAAGTCCATCGAACTTAGGAAATTAATATAATTAACTTGGTTTGTATAATTATAGTCTTGATAATACCAAGCTGGACCTTCTTGCATCACTGTTACTTTTTTACCAATAGCTTTCACCACACCCAATAATCTTACTGTATCTATAGTTTCCAATTTTTTTGGTAATATTACAATAACGACATCATACCCAGAAACGTTATCTTTATTATCAAGAAGAGATTGAATAGGAAAATGATCCGCATTAAGTGCAAGTTGCCAAGCAAATTCTGTACGACAATTAGGAAAATCCCTGGGCAATTTACCAGAGTGACCATTTTGACTAACAAAACAAATTTTCATATATTCTTTTTAAAATCTTCGTAAGTATAAAATTTGCCGGTATTATTAAAAAGTGTATTTAGATTGTGTTGTGACATTTGTTTGAAAACTTGCCACCAATCTCCTTTTTCGTTTCCACAAAATCCTCTGGGATTATTTTCATTTGCAATATACATACGTTTATGCGGATGTCTACGTGCGTGTACTTTCAATACATTTTTAAATACTATTTGTAAATACTTATCTCCCAGTATTTTTTGTGCCATCATTGATAAACTTTCGTCGTCATTATGAATAAAACAAGGGGGAATATTAACACCACTTTTGATTAAATCTGATGTTAATACCAAACAAGAACCATCAATCTTCGGATAATTGATACTCTGTACATCAATCTCTTTTATTTCGGAATTAATGAGATTCATTTGTTCGATTGACATACAAGACTTGGCTTGATTAATATCATCCACATTTTTATCATCGTATTTATGATTTATAAACTTAGGATGTACAGTGACATCCCAGCTATTATCCCATAGTTTTCTATCAGCGAAGCAAGCTATGAACCTATATAATCCTTGTTTTCTAACCACAGGTGTTAGTTGTTCCAATGACACAATGGCTTCTTTTGGAAATAAACTATCAGTTTCTCCCCAGATTAAATAATCTGCCAAATAACTATACTTGGTATTAAACTCCCGACGATAGTTTGTCTGGGTATAAAATGAATCGTCATTATCTATGATGGTAAATGAAGCATTTTTTACTCTATTTACTTGAACAGTGAACTTACTTATCAATTCTTCTTTTGATATTTTAGAGATGTCAATTGTTTCAAAGAATTGTGAAACATTAAATGCAAAGTCTATTAATACGTTTTCTTTATTTTCTACAGTTGATAACAAATTTAATAAACCATCGACGTATGTTGATAACATCTCTATTTCATAAAACATTACGTGAACGCCGATAGCATATTTATTTTGAATTATCATATTATTTTTTTCGTAAAACAATTAGAGATCCTGGCCATCCTTCATCAATACACTCCTCTATTACATCATAATAATCCAACACGGTTCTATATCGGGTTCGTTCTTTAAAGTCGTGTATATATACGATACCATCTTCTGTTAGATAGTCAAGTGCTTTATAAGCACAAAAAACTCTTGCTCTTCCATCCACTAACACTTTATTAAATTTTTTATTGTACGTTGATATACTATTAATGTAATTTACGTAACAGTGCCAGTCATCCCCACCACGGGTTTGAGAATAATGTATTCCATCTTGAACACTTACATTATTAGATAGTTTTAATAAGTTTGGAGATTCTTTATCCAAATATTCATCTAATATTATTTGATGATTCGGAATGTGATCATAGTTTACATTTTTAATGTTTCTATTATTTAATTTATTTTTTATCTGATCATACCAATTTGAATCGTGTTCTACAGAATGGTATGTATTTACATATTTACAAAAGTTATAAGTACTTCCCCCAGATCCCCATTCAAATACTGAGTCCGACGGATTCAAATATTTAACAAAGCAATCTACTTGGGTTGCACTCATCATTATTTCTGGATGTTGATTTTTAAATAAACTCATATTAATTAATTATATTTTTAACTACGTGTTGTGCAATATATTCTGGATGTGACATTCTATCAAATGATTTTCTCTGATTTGAAATCATATAATCTGACAAATCGTGGTAATTAGACAAATTAGATTCAATAATTTGATGTATATCTGAAAAGTCATTATTACAATGAAAACACGATGCGTCTTTGTTATAAATAAACGGCCCAGTTTTAATAGTTGGCATAGATGGCTTTATTATAACTGTACCTGATAGTAGACATTCTACTTCTCTAATATTAACTTCGCCGTATCCAAATGGGGATATACAAAATTTACTGTCTTCTAATACTTTAAAATATTCTTCTTTACTCAATTTACCAGTTTTTTCCGTGGTAATTACATTACATTTGAGTTTATTTACTTCTTCAAACAACTTTAATCTGGATTGATTATAATATCCATCAGTACGAACCCCGTGTTCTGAATTTTCTTTTGACAAACCAATTAATACCGAAACATCATACTTTTTGTCTTTTTTAATAGGATTCCAATTGAACCCAAATCCATATGTATTTAACCAATTTGTTCCACTGCTTACCAATTTATCATCGAGTAGGGACAAATCTTCTTGATTTAATCTGTAACCGAATTCGTCATTACCCCAGAACCATCTGCCATTTGGGTGCGGATTTAAGTAATTTTCTTTATTTTTATGAATGACGTTCTTTGCCAATTTTAATCCTGGACACTCTCTAAATACTTCCCAAACTCCAATTAATGTGGACGAGTCTTGGCCGTCAAATAAGACATAAGGCTTATCAAGATTGTTAACAAAATTAATGCCATTCTCGACAGATTTGGATAAAGGAAGTTTTTTATCTATAATCGATGCTTGACCAACAAAGTATATATCAGCTTTACTCGCATCATCAACAAATTCTACACCATACTCACGAAATGCATTAGACGAATAGATATATGGCCGAAATGTTGTTTCGTTACGATGTTTGTCTAGTTCTAATATTTTAATTTTCATTTCTTTTCAATTAGCACTTGCCACCCTTTACTTAACAAATTAATCTTATTTTCGTAACATTTTAGAAAGGCATCAATTCCAAATCTACAATTTCCCCATCCATAATCATCAAATAATATTCGTCCGCCTGGTTTTAATAAATCAAAACACATTGCAGATTCATACATTACGTAATCCGGTTCATGGCAACCATCTAAGTATATAAAATCAAATACATTTTCATATACATCATTTACAACAAATTTAGAGTTCAATTTGTTTCCTAATGTTTTTTTGAAGAACAATTTTGAATCAATTTCATAAAATTCACATTTATTTTGTTCAATGTATGGTTCTAGATTTTTATCAACGTATAATGTCAATTCATCTCCAAATTCAAATGGTAAATCTCCTTTTTTATAAGATCTCCGATTTAAAATATCTATTGTTATAATCTTAGATGATTGGTTCGTTAATATATTTTCTAATAACCAAACAGCTGATCTACCGTGTCCTGTTCCAACTTCCAGAAATAAAAGATCTGGCGCATTTTCGAATTTACTCAAATATGTTGACCAACTTTGAATGTTTAATGTGAAATCATCTTTTGGAGAGAAAAAATGAGGTGGATATGTGTAAACGTCGGATTTTGTAAAATCTCCGTATTTTTGTCTTAATTCGATGTTATTCATTTTTGTATGCATATATAACCTTCATAATCGTACAATGGTCGAGTAAACTTTTCACTCGGTCCATATCCAATTGGTTTTACTATTTCAATGTAGTCATTTTTTATTAGATCATCCATAGATTGTCTTAATTCTGGAAATACACCGATATCATCATATATAAAGTATTTTTTCAATTCATTTGTCGATCTGAACTTTAATGATCTAATGGTATCATCCATAACCGCAAAATACGTATGTTGAGCGTCAATAAAAAACACATCGCCATAATCTAATGGCATAGGTGTGTTGTACACATCTTGTGCATAGTATCTTACGTTGGGCCGATCTTTATTAAATTCTCTAGCCATTTCCACGTTATCGTAATTAAATCCAACCACTTCTTTAAACAGATAACTTAATATACGTGTGGAATGACCTCTATTACTTCCTATTTCTAAACAAACACTTTGTTTAAATTCTGGCTTGTCAAAAAACTCAAATACATCTCGTTTAAATTTATGACTTGTAGTGGTGCTATGTTCAAATTTATCTGGTATATTTTTTAAAAGTTCGTCGATAGTCATATTATTTAACAGCGTAACCTTTGTTTTCATCAAGGCTAAAGTTTTTGTTATATTTCATATTTGTTTCTCTTTGTTTTTCCATTGTTTTGTTATGAATCAAAGCAACATCTTTCTGAGCAGGTATAAAAGCATAAGACGTATAACCCTCAACCTTTTCGTGTAATCTTCGTTCGTATCTAATATGAGGAAGATTTTTAAAAAGGCGAGATTGATAATCAGGAAAGTTAATCATTCCATCGTGATAATTCCAACCCCACATTTGAATGTCTGTTTGTGTTACCCCAACAAAATAGTTTAGTCGGGGTAACCACAATGCTTCATTGCCTGCATTAGATTGTAACAATATATCTATATTTTCAAGAAGAACATCGGTTGGTAATTCATCCGCGTCGATTTGAAATATCCATTCACCTTTACACAAACTAATACCATAATTTTTATGAGCGCCATAATCATTCTGTAATTTCTTTTGTTGAAAATTAACAGAGGATTTATACTTCTCAATTATAGAAATTGTAGTTGGATTATCCGAATAATCATCCAATAAAACAACTTCGTGGTTATCTTTTTTAAAACTCATTAATTTAGACAACAATGAGTCCAAACAATCAGTTTCATTATGTGTTGTGACTAGATATGATACAAACATATTATAACATCGTTAGTTTTGGCAGAACAATCTTTTGTTCTTCTTTAGTTTCTGTTGTATTAAGTGCTTTTAATTTGGGTAAAACAAATGAATTTTCTATAGCAAATTTTGGTACATACTTATCAAGTATACCCCACAACTTTTGATCCATTGCTTGTAGACTGAATTTCTCTTCATTTTCTTTACGAAGCGATTCAGCTGGTTTAGTAAACCTATCACTCTTACGAGCAAAATACAATTGTTTAAATTTATCTTCCGCTAAAGAATAAGAAATTTTAAACCACTTACTTTCTTTTAAAATCCACTGATTGACAGAGCTAGGATCTACATCCACCAGTGTACCTGGTAATAAATTAGCATATTTTTCATTTAGATAATCCAATTGACCGCTCCAATTTGGTGCTAGTAGAGGTTTTCCACTTAAAGTAGATAGTAACATTGGATGACCAAATCCTTCACCGTGAGTAAATGATACGTGCGATAAAATCTTTTCGTGATTTAATAATGCGTTCATTTCCACTTCACTTAGTTCGCCGTGAAGTAGATAGACATTTGGACAACCGTCTCCAAATTTACTTCTAATCTTTTTGATCTTATCCAACATATCAAAACGATCAACCGTGCTATATCCACTGCCACTTGTTTTTACAATTAAACAAGGTTTATCATTTATATTATTATTCTTGAATGCTGTACAAAACGTTTTAATTAGATTTCCAATGTCTTTACGGTCATTGTATAATCCACCGTGAGTCCACTGGCCAACGAATAAAAATGCATTCTTTTCCGGAATCTTATTAAGAGATTCATCAACTGTTTCCACAGCTTGATCTGTTTTTTTATAAACATTAGTGTCTACGCCCCAGAAACAAACTTCAATTGGTTTATTTACTTGAATTGGTTCTTTTTGGCCATTTTCAAGTTGTTTAACCATCTTAGTGTCTACGAATACTTTCTTGACGTGTTCGGATAGACCAATTGTAAGATCCATTCTATTGACACCTTCGATCCAACTCCCAGGTGAAACTGTTGTTTCGATACCAGCTGTCATACCAATATTATACTTTCCCACTTGATGAAATTCTTCTGGGATGGTTAATTGAATAAATAGTTCTGGTTGTTTATTTAAATTTCCTTGAAGAACACAATTAGCTACCAACTTATCTTCTGGATCGGTTAGATCTTCCAAGAATCGTTTACTTGGACACGCTCCCCATTTAGTGGGTGCGATTTTAATGTCGTATTTGTTCTGACGAATTAAGCTCTTGGCTACTGTTGTAGCCCAATCGCCATATCCACTTCGATTAAATACCGGGCCTGAAATTAAACATAATGGTTTGCTCATATTATTTTTGATTAAATTGATTGTTATCTCTTTCTGCGATTAATTGACTATATTTTTTTGGTGTTTCCAATTTATTTAAATTTGCATATAATGTTTCAATTATATTGGTTCGACTTGATTCAGACGTTACATTATCTTTTTTTTTAACATCTGTACTACCAAATCCACCTTCACCTCTGTTTGTAGAATCTAGTTCATCTACCAAAACAAATTCTACATTTTCCACTTTGGTTATTTTAAGTTGACATACTTTATCGCCCTTATTATAGAGTTTATCAAAGTTAATATGTCCTTCCAATAGATTATCCGTTCTAATCTTATAATCTTCTGGTTGCCAGATATATTTGAAACGAATCAATACTTCGCCACGATAATCAGCGTCAATCAATCCAATACAATTAGCTAATACTAAGTTGTATTTACTAACGCTACTACGAGGAAATGCTAGAATGTCGAAGTCAAAATCGGTATGACCAAAATTACTAAAGACTTTTTCTTTCTGTACAGCTAGTTTAAGATTAGTCTTATACTGAATATAATCTACTCGTTTGTATGTACCGTTATCATACTGTTCTCCAAAGATTTCAGGATCACTTGTAACAACTACATCAAAACCAGTAGCTCTATCGGTAGCTTTCTTTGGCAGATCACCCACTTCTTTATAATCATCGTTCTTTAATACTTGAATTTTCATAACACGGATACTTCTTGTTTAATTTTATCAATATTAATTTTGTGCAAATCTATACCCATCTCACCGTTGGGTTGACTTTTAATATCATAACCATGTTCTGTAAAAATATCAAACGTTTTGATTGGTTTAAAATTTTCAATTGTAAAATCCATAGCTTTAATAAATTGTTCACACATATTTTTACTATTGATCCCACCCTCATTCATTGCCCATAATCTACCTTCCAGACCACATTGTTCACGTTTTTCTGGACCGGCTAGATACCAATACATAATTGCATCTGCAATATCTGAATAATTTGTTAGATCGTCAATAATATATGGTGTAGGTGGGCTACCTTGCATATTTTGCACTTTAGGCCAGATTGGCTTAGCCCATTTACC